TCGTAGAGCGCAGCGCTGAACCCGGTGAAGCCGGCGTTCTGCTCCTTGCGGTTGATGGCGACGAGGCCGGAAGATGACTGAACGATCGCCACGGTCAGCTCCCCAGCACCTGGACGAACTCGACCCGGGACCGCTCCACGACCACGCTGCCCTCAACGGGCACGACGCGGCCCTCCTCGATGATCTCGGCGTTGCGCAGCACCAGCAGGTCACCTCGCACCTCGAAGAGGACGCCACGGAACGCGCGCCCGGTGGTGAGGTTGACGAGGACTGTCTTGGCGAGCGCGATGCTCTTGTAGCTTCTCACGCTTGCCTCCTCTGGGTCAGGTCTGAACCTTCACCCACCAGCCACGGGTCACGAGACGCTGACGGTCGCATAGACTGCCACGCCAGCCGGTTGAGTTTCAGGTGAAGCGAGCGAGAAGTTAGCCGGCAGAGCTGTCGCCGGTGCGGTCGTGTAGGCCAGGCACGCGGCCTGCGTGTGCGTGCTTCCCGAGAGACCGTAGTCGCTGTAGGGTTGCAGGTTTCCAGCCTGATGGTTCAAGTTAGGCACGCTGCCAGTGTGGGTCGCAGCGCATACCAGCCAGACGGGTGTATTCGCCGCCACGGATCGCGCAGTGCCGAGCGTGATGGTCTTGAACCCAGCCGTAGCATTCTGTGCGATGCTCAAGGTCCCGGCGTCATCGAGCAGAGAACCTGGTGCGCCGTTGCTGTCAGCGTAGATGCCGAGGCGGTAGTCGTATGTCGTCGCCGACGAGTAGGTCGCCGTCAGATAGATGCTGAGAGCCGTGATGCTGCACGCGCTCTTGAACCGGATGACGGAGCAGCTCCCCACGTTGATACCAGCGAGGGCGGTGGTGATGCATCCGATGGGTCCATACCTCCGGCTGTTTACCGGAGCCTGCAGGCCAGTGTGCGCGAAGACCGTCTTGTTGACGAAGACGGTGCCGTTATGTTCGAGCACCTGCCCGATGCTCGCCGAAGTGATAGCGACGTCGGTGAGATCGTCAAGGTCCTCAGCGCCGGCTCCGCCGCCACCTGCGGGTGGGTTGTAGTTGACGTCAGGCATCAGGGCACCAGCAGCACTCGGACCGATGCGCTCTCCCCGGTTGAGCAGACCGCGTAGAGCTTCCCGTGATGACGGATGGAGATGCTGAGCGCAGCGTTCGCAGCGACCGGCAGACCGTTCTGGTCATCGACGTCAGACGCGCCCAGGTAGACCGTGTCCGCGCCGGCGTTGAAGAGCGTGTAGGTGACGCGCCCGTCCTCCGATCGTCCGGTTGGGGTTGTCTCGTCGTCTATGACGAGCACTGCGGTGTCCTCGACTGCGACGGCGCTGCTCGTTGGGTTGATACTCATCAGATGACCTCCACGCCTCTGTCCTCGTAGACTGACCGTCCGGAACCTCTCGAACCGGCAAGCATCGCCGCGTTGAGCGCCATGATGAGCGCCACCACTCCGTCGATGCGTGCCGTGCTCTTAGCTTTCGAGGGCTTGAGGTTACCGGCAGCGTCCGTCTCGACGAGTGCGCTGCTGGCGTGGCTCCTCAAGACTGCGTGCCCACCGTGCCGGAGCTTGCCTGAGAGCACCAGGCGCTCGAGCTCCTTAGTCGGCGCGCTCAGCGTTGCGAACCCTTGCCTGGTAGCGACGCACGTCATCCCCTCACCCTGGAGCTCGGTGACCAAGCCGGTCGCTCCCCACGGGTCATAGGCCAGCTGGAAGCCGCCACGCTCATCAGCGAGAGCGAGCACCTGGCGCTTGATGTAGGCGTAGTCGATGACGTTGCCGGGCGTGAGCTGGATGAGACCGGCGGCAGCCCAGTCCCGATACGGCAGCCGGTCACGGCGTTCCCGGTCGAGGATGTCAGCCTCAGGCAGCCAGAAGAAGGGCTCGACGTCGAAGCCGTCCTCGTCATCCGGCCGCAGCAGCACCAGGGCGGAGATGTCCGTGGTCGTCGAGAGGTCGAGACCGGCGTAGCAGAGCTCGCCACGCTTGACCGGGCGCACCGGGTCGGCGCAGGCATCCCACGCTGCCGGGTCGAGCCACCGGCTCACCTCCTGGGTCCAGACGTTGAGGTGCAGCTGGCGGAACGTCGTCTGCCGCGCCGGGCTCACCTGGGCGCGCGCCACCTCCTCACGCAGATAGTCCTCCGAGATCGTAGCGCCGAGGCTCGGGTTGGCCTTCGCCCAGACCGCCGGGTCCTGCCAGTAGTCCTCGTTCTCGGCGGCGTAGATGACGCCCAGCAGGTAGGGGTCCTCGAGCAGACCGGCGGCGACCTGCTCGGTGTAGGAGTGAAGCTCCCAGGCGATAGAGTGCGGATCGTAGACGCCGGCGGTCGTGATGCCCATCACGATGGGCTGCGTCCGGGCGCCGGTCGAAGTGGCGAGCACGTCCCAGAGCTCACGGTCCCGGTGCGCGTGCACCTCGTCGATGACCGCCACCGAGCAGTTCAGACCGTGCTGGCTTGAGGCGTCCGCGCTCACGGCACGCAGCACGCCACCGCTCGCCGGGTGCTCAATGTAGGAACGCACCGGGCGGCACCGCTTGGCGAGCGCCGGCGACGCCAGCGTCATCTTGCGTGCCAGCTCGAAGCAGAGCCGCGCCTGGTTGCGATCCCGGGCACCGATGATGACCTGCGGCGCAGCCTCATTGTCAGCGACGAGACCGTAGAGCGCGATGCCGGCAGCCAGCGTCGTCTTCGCGTTCTTGCGACCCACCTCCACCCAGACCGTCCGGTAGAGGCGGGTGCCGTCGGCGCGCTTCCAGCCGTAGAGCGGACGCACCACCTCATGCTCCATCCAGGGAAGCAGCTGCCAGCGCTCACCGGCACCACGACCCTCGACCAGACGCAGCAGGCCGAAGAAGTCGACCGCACGCTGCGCGGCAGCCTCATCGAACCAGGCGCCCTCAGGCTTGGCGAGATCGCGCGTCGATACTTTCGGCTCAGCCCAGGAGCGCGTCACCGTCATCGGGCGTCTCCTCCTCGACCGAGAGGCGAGACCGGGACGAGGGCGTCAGACCGAGCTCACCGGCGAGCTGCCTGATGAGTTGCGCAGCGTCACGCTGGATCCGCACCGCAGGGTTGGTCACCAGGTCATCGCGCCGACCCGGGATGAGCAGACCGTGCTCCTCGACCAGACGCGTCGCCTTCTGATACGTGACCACCGCGTTCGCGTAGGCGGCGATGATGTCCTCGTCGGCGGCGTAGAGCATCCCCATCGACTTCAGCTGCGCAGTCAGCCGGCGCCAGACCGTCTTCGCTTCAGGGCTCAGCCACGCCGGGCAGCGTGGCGTCGCCTTCTTAGGCTTGGGCTCGGCGAGGTTCACCCGGTCGGTGCGGGTGCCCTGCATCACCTTCAGGTGCGTCGGCAGCGGTTTAGGACCAGGTCGAGCCATACCCGGTGACGAGTGCCAGGGGGGTGACCATTTCCGGGCAACCTGTCGGCATGCAGCGCGTTGTCCGGGCGCGGTAGGCCGCGAGCCGCGCGCAGGTTGTCGACGCCCTTACCCCTTCGCGTTGCGTTTGCGTTGGCGATCTCGCGCAGCCTTGATGGTCTCGTTGTAGGTCTTGAGACCGTGGCACGATGCGCAGAGCGGTTGGAGGTTGGTGACGTCGTGGGTGCCGCCGTCCTTGAGGCGGACGATGTGGTCGACGTGCGTGGCTTCCCTTCCGCAGGTGCGGCAGTTGGGCTCACGGCTGAGGACCTGCTGACGTGCGAGACGCCACGCCTGGGTGTCGTAGTCACGCCAGGTCTCTGTGGCGTCACGCCGGTCCTGCTGCTGCTTGGTGTGTTGCCGGGCGTGTTCGCGGCAGCGGCCTGATAGGACGAGCTCACCGCAGCCGGTGGTGAGGCAGTAGGTCTTGGGTTTCCACGGCACGGGGGGACGAGTGGGGGTGGGGGGTCGATGCCCCGGGGGGTCTTTGTAGGGGTGGGGGTCTTTTTGCTGGGGGTGGGGTCTCGGTTCCGGGGAGGGGTCCGTCATTTCTCACTTCCCCTTTCCCGTCCCTAAAGGGATAGGGACGGGGGGGAAGTGAGAAAACTCCGGGAACCCCTTGCCAGCATTGGGTTTCCGAGGTTTGGCCTGTTTGTCATTTCCCCGGCGTTTGGGGATGTGAGAAGTGTGCGCGCGCTGGCAGCGCTCACCTCCCCGAGGGTGGTGTGCTGGGAGCACGCACGCCCGGGATGTCAGCCGACGTGGGCGACGATGGCGTCAGCGGCCCGGGCTGCTGCCTGGCCTCGGTGCGGGTAGAGCAGGCCGGTGACCCGGTGGCGTTCCTCTGCCCAGGTGTCGTCGGTGAGGGCGGCCTCGATGGTGGCGGCGAGCTCGCTCGGGTGGTTGACCTGCGGGCCGGGGATGTCCTGCCAGAAGCGCAGGCCGTGCTCGACGTCTCGCCGGTAGCGTGGCGAGTTGAGGACGACGACCGGGATGCCGAGAGCGGCGGCCTCGTAGATGGTGGAGCTGGTGTCGCAGACGTAGAGCGCTGCGTCGGCGACGACGTCAGGGAAGGTCTCCTGGATCGCCCAGCCGAGCCGTCCGTAGGTTGGGGTGACCATCGCCCAGGCGCGCGGGTGCGCGTGGCCGGCGAGGTTCCCGGTGAGGTGCTTGAGGTGTTGCTTGTAGTGCGGGAACGCTGTGCGGGTCTCTGGTGTGATGTGGCAGTCCCAGTGCCAGGAGAAGGTGACGGTGCTGCGCGCCTGCGGTATGCGTGCGAGGATGTCGAGGCGCGGTGATCCGGTGAGGGCGTGCTCGGCGTCCGGGTAGGCGTTCTGGTTGCGGGTCGCGACGCGGGCGTTGGCGTTGAGGAAGAGGGTGACGCGCTCTCGGCCCGGTCCGCCGGCGTAGGCGTGATGGTTGTCCTGGTAGGTGTAGCCGACGCCGTGCTCGGAGAAGATGACCGAGAGCTTGAGGTGCGCGGTCGCCTTGTAGTCTTTCCACGATGCGACGAGCACCGGCGCGTCCCGGGTGAGCTCACGTGCGCTGCGTGCGAGGCGCGCGTAGCCGGTCGGGAGTGCGTCGATGACCGGCTGGACGTGGTCGAGGTAGTGCGTCTCGGAGGCGAGGACCTGGATGCTCACGGCAGCAGGTCGAGCAGCGCAGCCTCCAGGAGGTCTATGTGCCGGGTCGGTTCGAGCTCACGTGACCGTGCCCGGGCTGCGTTGCTTTTGGCTTTGTAGAGTTGCGGGTCGTCGAACGCACGGATGGCCTCGACGTAGCCGGCGATGTCGTCACGCGCGACGAACGTGCCGGACTTGCCGAGGCTCTCCAGGAGCCCCGGCGTCGGGTGTGCGATCGTCGGGATGCCGCTGGCTGCAGCCTCGATGCCGGTGCGTCCCCAGCTCTCGTAGGCGGACGGCATCAGCAGGATGCGGGTGCGCCGGTAGACGGAGACGATGTCGGGCGTGTGCTCGAGCACGGTGACGTTGGCTGGGATGCGCTCAGGGAGCTCCTGGTGGCCGTAGCCTCCCTTCACTGCGATGAAGGGGCGCTCGGGGAAGATGCGCGCCAGCTGGAAGAGGACGTGCGGCCCCTTGTTGCCGTGGAGGTTGATGAGCGTGATGGCGTCCCCTGGTGTCGTCTTGTAGCGTTGCGGGTCAACCGGCGGCGGCACCACCACCGTCTTCCCGGGCCAGCGGATCGCGGTGCGCAGCCATTCCGAGTTAGCGACGACGAGCTGCGCCTCACGCGGACGGACCCGGTGGAACCGGAGCTGCTTGTCGTTGTGAAGCAGATGCACGACCGGCTTGGAGCCGTTGACGGTGCGCAGCACCGCCCGGGTGCGGTCCAGGTGCGTGACGACGACGTCGGCCCCGGCGAGGAGGGCACGCGGGTCGCCCGGGTTCGCGTGTATGCGGATGCCCTGCCACTCGTCAGTGCTTGACGCGTCGCAGATGACTTGGCAGTCGTGGCCCCGGGCCGTCAGCTTGAGCAGTATCTCGTGCAGCATCAACTCCGCACCGGCGCAGTGGTCCGGCGGGTAGAGGTGAACCCAGGCGAGGATGCGCACGTCAGCCCTGCGGCTTGAGACGAACGATGAGCGCGCCGTAGCGGTCCTCGGCGTGGTCGAGCCGCCCGGTCGCCTGGAAGTCGTCCCGGGTCCAGTGCGAGACGTGGCGCTCCGTTGGCGGCAGGTGCGGATCGGTGTGGAAGTGGACGAGCGGTGTAGCGATGACGACCCAGCCCTTGATGCGGTCCAGGAGGGCGAGCGCGTCCGGTTTCTCGATGTGCTCGATGACGTCACCCATCACGACGAGGTCGTAGGCGGCGAGCTCGTCGGTGGTGAAGTCGAGGACGCTGCGCACGTGGAGCTCATCGTAGATGCCGCGCAGCCGGTGCGCCTCCACGTAGGGCTCCCACGCTTCCACGCCGTGAACCGTTGGCGTCGGGTCGAGGTATTCGCGCAGGAGGACGCCGTGCTTGCCGTAGCCGGCGCCGACGTCGAGGATGAGCTGCGGGTTGGGTTGGATCGTCCCGGCGAGGGTGATGGTTCGCTCAGCGACGAGAAGCACTCCGGAAGGCATGCCGGGACGAGTGCGTCAGATGTCCAGGTCGAGCTGCTGATGCTGACGTTGCGCCCACTGGACGCGACCCCGGATGATCGGCAGGTAGTCGTCGGTCATCTCGCAGCCGACCCAGGTGAACCCTTCGAGGATAGCGGCGACTGCGGTGGTGCCTGAGCCGAGGAACGGGTCGAGCACCGTGCCGCCTGGAGGGGTGACGAGGCGGACGAGCCAGCGCATCAGTGCGACCGGCTTGACCGTCGGGTGGAAGTTCTGGCGCAGCTGCTGCGAGCGGTTGCGCGGGTTGGTCGTGCCTGCTCTCTCGTAGTCATCCTCGTCTTGACGTCGAGCGTCGAGCTCGTCGAGGCCGGCGTTGCGTTCCTTCTTGCCAGGCTTAGGGCAGTAGAAGAACCGAGACGCGCCACCGGCCTCCGACTTAGGACCCGTGCCGTGATACTCAGACGTGCCGCCACCGAAGTCGCCGTAGCCGGTTGTCTTCGTCTGCGTCCAGTGGCCTGGTGTGCGCACGCCGCTTTGTGCGTCGAGTTCTGCGCCCGCGTCCTCGTCGAAGATGATGTTCGCAGGCCAACGACCTACCACTGGGCGAGCGTTGCCGCCAGTTTTACTCAATCCTCCTTCGTGCAAGTTAGAACCGTGACCTTTCCAGCCTTCAATGTCGCTGCCAACCCTGCACCCGTCTATGTTGAGTGCGCCGGTGCCGTGCTCCAGGACGTTCGCGGCGACCGTCCCGTCGAGCGGTTTGCGGGCGAGGACGATGGGTTCGTGGCCGGGTTTGAGTGCGGTTCCCCAACCCTGCCACTGCTTCGC